GTCGACATATCTGTCCCAGACGATTCTCCAGACGATGCAGGATTGTTTGAAGCAGAAGAAGAATCAGAAGAAGATGAGGATTGTGATGATGAAGATGATGTAGAATCATCTTGACTGTCATATCCAATTAATGTTACTGGATTTCCAGATTCATCTACAAATGTGTGGTCATCAATAAACTGACCTTTTATAACTTGTAATCCTTCTAATAATTTACGTTTCAAGGTTAAACTAAACCTCCATCATTTTAATTTCGTCCTAAAAAGATTTGTTTCTTGGGGTCAAATGCCATACGTTTAGAAATAAATACTACATCAACAACATCTGATTCATCTTCTTGAACTTCTTGTTCCAACTTTTTCTTTGCTTGTTCTCTTTCAGCAATTAATCTATCATACATTTCTTCTACAGGTAAATTTACCCATTCTGGGTGGTCATCTTCTGTAACCAAACCTCTTAATTGCTGATTAGATTTTAAATATTGTCCAATATCACGTTGCATTTGTTTATCTAATTCTGTATATCCACGATTAGATATCTCATAATCTGCCGCAATATTAAAAATATCATTTGATTTAAGTTTTCTATCTAATTCTTTCAATGACATATCATCTAGTTCATCATAATTTAAACCGGCTTTTTTAGCAAGATGTTTTAATAATCTGTCATTGTGTTTAAGATACTCATGTAATATTTCATGTCGTATCAATAAAGAAAGAGCTTCTTTATCATCAATAATAGGATTTATTAATATTCTATATTTTCCAGGTTCCATTGCTGCAGCAAAAATCCCTGGAGGTTGATGAAAGTTTAAATCAAATTTTAATAACAAGCCTGCATAAGTAACATAACCTTGCTGACGCATAAATCTTGCGAGAGCACTTCTAGTACCTTTTTCCAGTTTTGTCATTGACATATTGATTTACCTCTTTACTTATAAAAGACCTTGTAACTTATCCCAAGCACTTTCTTTTCCAAATATAGATTCTTCTTCCTCAGGAGCTACACCATCTTTATATCTTAATGCATCGTTAGCTTTATCATCTACATCTACATAATCAGTGAGAATTTGTTCAATTGTATCTAATTTATTAGGATTACAATAGTCAGGCCATAATTTAATTAAATCGTCCTTAGTACCATTGCAAGCTCTAATGATAGCACTAAAACTTCTTGGAGATAATGTAGAAGATTGATTCTCAGTAGCTTCTCTTTCTGCTTCGATATCATCAAATTCAAACATAGGAGAACTTAAAATAGCAGAAGCCAATTTTAATCTTCCTTGAGAAGCAGTTAAATCCTCAATGTTCCATTGACTTGGGTCTTCTTGAACTGCTTGCTCATCAATCTTTAAAGCTTGTTGTAATTCTCCTATAAGATGTTTTTTATATTGAGGCAAGTCAACTGATACATCAATCCTTCTAAATCTATTTCTCATTGCTGTATCTAATTCATTTGTACCCTCATAAGCTTCATCAGCTGGGTTGATAGCAGCAATTGTAAATAAAAATCCAGGATAAAATTTCATACCGCCTTCAGCTGATGTATCGGGAACTTTATGGTCTAATATTAAAGTTAAAAGAGAGCCCATGATTTCAGAATCTGCTCTATTTAATTCATCTAAAAATAATACTGAACCTGCAGTACCTAAAGAATCAAATTCAGAGTTAGATAATCTTGTAACTTGATTTAATGTCTTACCTTGGTCATCTACCTTAGCAGCTACAGCTCCACCCATATCTGTTTTATCGAATGAAGAAGCATTTTTAGCTACTAAATTAATATTTCTTTCTTTTGCCCATTGATTAACAATAGCAGATTTTCCAGTACCAGCTTGTCCTACTAATAAAATATTAGCAGCAGCTCCTGCTGTTTTCTTCCCATATTTTATAGCTCTTATAGCAGTTCTTAATGCGTCATCTAATGCGTTATGAATTTGAGAAGGATTAGCAATAGGTTCAAAATTGATTCTTTTCATTACTTGTTTTACAAGTGTTTCTTCTTGGTCAGGTAATGATTCAATTTCTTGTTCTGCAACTTTTTCTGCAGCAGTATCTTCAACTAATTTAAACTTCATGTATTAATCCTCTTCATATCTTTCTAATCCAGTGTATGGTTGTTTTAATAACTCAGCTTTAAATCTTTCTGGGTCACATCTAAAATCGGAACAAACCCTATTAAAAGCCCACCGATTAATATTATCTGCAGTTATTTCAAAATCTTTATCTATATTAGCTAGTTTTCTATATTGTGCTTCTCTTTCTCTTCTTTTTTCATTAGCACTGTACTCTGGAGAACCAGGTCTTCCCTTCATATATCTATCTGGAAGAGTCTTGGTTTCTTCTTTTAATTGTACTGATTCCTGTATATAAGCTTCATCAGGAAGATATTCTTCAATATCTACTAATTGCTCCTCTAACTCTTCTTGAGGTTGTTCTGACGCACACTGGTCTTCTTCAATTTTTTCAGGTTTTGTTGGTTTCATATCCAACTTTGTAATTAAAGAATCAATTTCTAATTCATTTGATTCCATTATTGCATCGTGTAAAAAACCCATGTATTATAACTCCTTAATTCTTTGCAAAAAATTAAAATTAAAAATGCATACATATATATTATATTTAGCATAAAATAATTTGATTTATATGAAAAAAAGAAGTGTGTATTTACATACAAATATACACACTTCTTATAACAAATATACATGAACCTTAAGGTAATTTTTGCATTGCTACATTATATTCTTCATAACTTTCAACGCTAGATATCACTAAATCTTGCTTTAATAATATTAGTTGTCTTAATAATTCTTCTAATGTAGAATTAGCAATTTCATAAACCAAGGTAGAAAGTATGGAATATTCTGAAAAGGATTCAGTTAAAACATCTATAATGTTTTCTTTATTATCATAGATAAATGACTGGACATAATCAAAACCATCAATAAATTTTTTATCTCCTTTAGTCAAATTAGCATATGAATATATTGCCATTGTAATTTCTCCTGTAAATTATTTTGTACCAGGTTTAGTTATGTATTGCCAATAATTACTCCAAGAATGTACCTTTACACCAGATTCATATCGGGTGCATTCGTCTCCAATTGGACACCCACGTCGATGTCCAGTTTGTAGCATATAATCACAAGTAACTACATAACTATTTTTACCTCTATATTTACAATCCTCTTTTGAGCAGTATATTTCTTGTGGTAACAATTATAATCCCTTCTCCACAGTTGATTCTGCAGATTGAGAAGCTAAAATATCTCGTTTAACCAAATCAAGTAAATAATTACCTTGAGATTTATTATTATATTTTGATTGAGCTTTAATAGCTTCTAGTTCTTGTTCACTAACCCTTATTGTTAATGTTCTATTTTTCTTCCCTTCAAATGTCATGAACAATCCTTTCATAATTAAAATAAAATTTATTTATAATTATTATACATTAAATAAATACATTTGTAAATACATTTTAATAAATATTTTTACTTGCACAATTCGGACAATAGTTCCAAACTTGATTATCTTCTATCTTGAAGTTACAATTTGAACAAACAATTCCATACTTAGCTTTTTTCCAATACCCGAGTTTAAGAATAAAAACAGGTTCGGCAGTTAGTGTACAAATACTATCCATAATCTTATTGTGAATATTTTTCTTTATTCTTCCATTTGGAATTTTATCAAATTCTTCTTCAATAGTATTTAATACAATTTCTTTATTTAAATATTCTTTCATCATTTTAAAATATTAAACGGTAATACACTATTTGATTGTGAAGTAGATATAGTTTGAGTTTTCCAAGTTATTTCATCTCCTTGTAAATAGGAAATAAATACATCCTGAGGGATTAAATATGGAAACTCACTATCTATAGCATATGCAACTACTTCATCACAATCTAAATCATAAACTTCAACTAAATAATCTGTATTAACTATACATTGTTTATCATCACAAGTTGCAGGTACCCACATATGATACTCCTAAATTAAAAATCTAGTTCTACAAGTCTACTAATTAGAGGTTCATGAAACAGTGTGGTTGATTCTTGAGGCAATGTTGTTGGAAACACTGGTGAAAAAATAGGAAGTCTGACACGAGTACCAGGTATCTCCAAATCAATACTACTAGTAAATTCATCTGGAATACATGAAAAATGATTAACAGGAATATTAAAAACTTGAGTTCCCACACTAATTTGAATATGAATCTTTACTTGTCCATTCATATCATTTCTATATATCGGGGGCATTTTGTTCTATCTCCTCATTAGCAAGATTATTATTTGAGATAAATTCATTAGCTGCAGCTACAGAGTTAAATGTATTAATTTCTACTTCTTGTTTCATTAAATTTAAATATGAGTTATGATAATCGCTTAATCGTTGTAATTCTTCTACTTTTGAAGTATATAACTGGGTTAATGTTCTGGATTCTTGGTCTTTTACCACAACTAAAGTTGATAACTTTTGAATTAAATCATTTTGATGAGTTATATAATTGATTAATTCCTCTTTGGATAATTGTTGTAAAATATCATTGGTCATCATTTAAAAATCCTCCTTATTCTTAATAATTGTATCATGTTTTTGCTTATACGTAAATAAACTATCGTGTTTTATATTTTCTTTTTGTGATATATACTCACATGCTTTTTCTAATGCAGTAATTTTTTCTTCTAGATTTAATGCATTAGGAGAATTATTTATGATACTTTCTCCAAATCTTTCTAATAAAAGCAGAACAGATACCATTTCTGCTCGTTGAAATTCATTGTGACGAGTTAATTTATCTTTGAATTTATTATAGCATAAATATAATAACCAACAAGCACCCCATGTGATTATTGCTGCAGCAATCATAGCCAAGATACAAGTAAAAAATACCACGAATGATTGTGTAAATGATAAACTATATAAATCAATTTTCAAATTACTTCCTCCACCTATTTACAGCATTATATTTCTATCTTTAACTCTGCTTTTTTCACATAAGTGACAAGTTCATCATCATCAATTAAGGTCCAACAGCCATTAATTAAATTAGGCACATGATTATCGTTTGCTTTTATAAAGGGTGCATTGTGATATAAAAATATCTCGCCTTCTTGTAATGCACTAAATTTAATCAGTGTCGAATTTTCTTGTATGTCAAATTTAAGTTTTGCCATAGGTTACCTCTCTACAAATATTCTTGTAAATCCTTCTTCATCCATCAAACGGATTATTCCAACATCATCAGTGTCGGGATAATCTATTATTAAAGTTTGATTATCTTTTATAATGGTTGTATCTTTAGCTTCATTAATGGCTTTAAATACATCCTCTGCTTTATACAACGGTATATCATCTTTACCGTTAGCACCTTCTACTAATTTGCCTTCGGAATTAATGTGATACCATGTAGTTTCTTCTATATTGTCTATAAGTCTGCTCCTTGACAAAAGGTCACTTTCTCGTGGTTCATATTCACAGTCCCATGTGGTGCATCCACCAGCTTTATTATGAACGCATACCTTACAATCTCTATCGTCCCAATGTGCTCCAAACATTATATTTCATTTCTCCTTTCTCCGTATGAACAGAAGTCTGTTGGTTTCATCGGTGGTATGCAATTTGTTCTTATGCAACACCCAATGATATAGTTCTTTTTTTCTGTGTTGTTTGAATAATACTTACACTCCCCACAAGTTACGATGTCAATTATTAGGCATTTGTCCATTATTTGTGTCATTGTGTTAAAATTATACCCTCTTTGTTCTTGAGTTATTAAACACATAGGATAATCATATTTATCGTCTAATGCCCAACAATCATCACATCTCTTCGGCTTCTCCGTATTAGGAATATATATTCCTCCCATCATTCTCTCCTTTCTCCAAGGAAGCAGAAACCATCTTCGGGGACGAAAAACCTCGGTATGTGACAAGCACAAGTAAGATATCCTTCACTCTCGTCTCCTTCTTTTTCTGCCCACTTACACTCATTACACTGAATAATATTAATTAATGGACATTTTTCATATCGTTTATCTTTATAGTTACTTGCTGACTCAACACCTTGATAAATATCACAATTTGCTTGTCTTTCTACAGAACAAGTAAAACAATTTTGAGGTGCTTGCATATTAAATATGATTATTCCTTCCATTTATTCTCCTTCACCACTTCATATATAAACACTCCATTGGAATTTCTTCCGCATTTTTCAAAATACATTTTATTAATCCAGTTAAAAAGTTTTTGGCAGTCTCTATCGTCCCCCATCCATTTGGTGAATCATATTTTGAAAAGTCATCATAATATAATTTATTGAGCCCAGTTCCTATTTTAGGAAATACTTCAGAACATTTATAGTATTTACCTTGTTCATAGTCCCAATCCATACAAGCAACAAACATATCTCGTAAATTATATGTAGGGTCATCAAACAGAGGTTTGTCTATTTCTACATATCGGTCACAGCCTTCGACCTTGACAGCTATTCTTACATCGTAACTCATATCATTTCCTTATTTTAATTTTATTATTTAATTATTCATTCGTCTATTCATCGTATTGCGTTTATAATTTGCCAATCAATGTCAGTTGGTTTTCTTACAAACTCCACCAAATGTTCTCTGAAATGTTTAAATAATGTATTCATATGTGGTACGAAAATATCGTAGCTGGGTTCTTCATTCTGCTCAAAAGTACCATATCTGTCTACTATATACACATACCCTTCAAACTGTGTTTTGTCAGTTTCACCAGGCATTACTATGAAAAAAGAAACAACATCACCATATTTATATTTCGGTTCTTTCATAATTTTCTCCTATCTCCGTACGAACAAAAATCATTTTCTTTAGCAACAAAATCAAATGCACATCTTTTAAAATCTCCTAAATAATATTTACAATCTTTGCAATGTACAATATTAAATTCTTTATCCTTTTTTGCTTGTTTAAATCCCATATAATATCCCCACAAGCAACAAAGTATTCCAAATATGACACATTCTAAAATACTCATTTATTTTTCCTCTCAATATATATCATCATTAGGTTCATTAATTGGATTTTAATTCACTCTTCTGCGCCATATATTCCGCAGTAATGTGATATTTCTGTAAATGCATCTGGACACTTATCTACATATTTACATCCTCTACATCCTTGACCTAATCTAATATCTAATATTTCCATCTCATCCTCCTTTGTTAAGGACATAAATGTCCTTAACAAATATTAATTTTATTAATATATTTATGAGTTAATTTTATAATTTTTTTAAATCAATTAACAATTCTTCTTCTGTTTTGTCGAATTTTTTACAAAATGCTTTGATTAAATCTTCTTTAGTTTGATACTCAATACTTGCATTTGCGAGAAACATTGCTAGAATAGGTAATTGTTCTATATAAGTAGGTTCTCTCATATCATTCTCCTAAAATTTCATAAACCATTCTATACATTTAAGTATAAAGCACACAGCAAAAAATAGGCATATAGACTTCAACATAGATTTAATTATTATTGCAATTAATTCTATTAAATCCATATTATTTTCCTTTCGTATTCCAAGCACAATCTTCGCAATTATGGCTACATACATCTTGTGCTTGTTTGCACATATCTTCTTTGCTGATTTCGATTCTTGTTATGAACCCGAACCTTTTTAGTATGCATACAATTAAACTTTCGTGTTCTCCCATATCATTTTCCTTTCGCTCTCTTTTGCCATTCTTTTTTCGCTATAGAAACATCATCAAGAAATGAGATGGTTTCATATATATTTCCTATTGGGATTCCTTCATTAAGAGCGTCATATTTTTCGATAAATTCCTCACCATATTTATTTAAACAATAATCTCTTAAACTTTCTTTTTTCTTTCTCTTAAAAAGTTTAATAATCCTCATATCATTCTCCTATATGCCCTTTCGGGCTTTTACTCATATATAAGGGGTTAGGATTACCTGTTGTGTATTCTTTCTTCATTCAGCATCACCTGCCTTTCGTTACTCCCATATCATTCTCCTTTTAAAAGTTGTCTTATGGCTTTTCCGACCGCATATGACAGTGGCCCGTATCGTTGAATATATGTTTGCAGTAATTCAGCTCTTTGTTCTTTAGGCGCTACTTCTATCAAAGCAAGTAACTCACGTTCTGTCATACCTTCTCGTTCTGTGTTTAATGAAGCACTTTCATTGGAAACCTTTACTGCTCCTGCTAATTCCATAAGTGAATCCATAGCGGCAATGCTAATTTTACCGATTCCGTATTCGTCATATTCAAATATTACTCTCCCTCGGTTAGGTAATATATATTCTGCTTCTTTCATATCATTCTCCTTTTATTTTCTCTTCGCTCCTTTGATTACCATAAGAATATAAATGACGAGAGCAATTATACCAATACCAGCTAATAGTATTTCTGTTATGAATTTGTATTTAACATACAACTCTATTATTCCCACATCATTCTCCTTTCATTTGAGTTCTCTGATGAAAGACAGTACCATCACCCCTTAATGGTGTTTCTATTCCTTTGGGTTTATTGACAGTGAATACAGTGTAATCAGCTCTCCTTTCTCCATATTTGCAAAAATAATCATCATCAACGGGGAATATACAACCCTGTCGCTCAAGCATACCACTATCACACTTCTTGTCCTCGGGGTCTCTATGTTTACATTCTTTACAAAGCACAAGAGGACGATAAGTCTTTTCAACAGCATACACAATCTCATCATTATTAGAACAGTCTAGTACATAATCTAACTTTCTGTGAGTAATTATAACATCATCTGGCACTATTGTTACATCTTTCATTTTTCTCTCCTTTCTGCTCTGCTACAGAAATCGTTCAGTTTGGGGCAATTAAATATTCCATTACGACATTCATATATTTGCCCGAACTCTTTGGCGGAAGATTCACTTCGCAACATCATTACATATTTGCAATCTTTACACCTTATAAGTTCTCTCGGCTTAGACTCTTCATATGGAAACATTGGATGCTCGGTTACGATATATTCTTTCATTCACTTCTTCCTTCCCATTCTCCTCGTCTTATCTTTCTCCTTGCTAATCTTCTGTTTCTTGTCTTTGCCTTGCTCCAGCCCTTATGATTATTTGCCCAACAAGCGAACTTTCTTGAGAATTTATCTTCCTCTGTAAGTCTTTTATCTATACTTCTCATCATTTTTCCTTTTTCCATATGAGCAGAAGTCTGTTGGCTTTGTACCGCCATAATGGATACCGATACATTTCCAAAACGGCTCGCCTTCCTCATCAATGCCTGTGTCTCCCCACTTGCACTCTTCACAAGGTACAATGTCAATTATCGGACATTTCCTTATATTTCCACAACATTCAATGTCAAGGCTTTTTACACACTCATCACAACTCAATGGCTTATCCAGATTAGGTATTGCTATCATCATTCCACCTCATTTCCACAATATGGGCATCTTGTTACTGTCATAGGCTGAATCCATATGATTCGCTTACACACTTTGCAGTAATAAGGTTTAGTGCCTACTGGCTTAGATATTGCTATCATAGATTATGCACCACCTTTATGTATTTTATCGCCTCTCTGCACGCTTCTATCCAATCTTTATAATCCTCATCCCCTCGAAAGGTCTCAATAATATCCTCAAGGATGTTTATTATTTCATTAGCTTCCATATTATTTTACAGCCTCGCACATTCCTATAAATTCATCTCCCACAAAAATTACATCGTCATTAACCGCTTGACCATTAAACCACATATCAATTGCATATACTTCATTTGGTGGTCTGTTCATATTCACATTTACCACATCAATATCATAATCAAGTCCATTCTTGCTATGTAATATAAATTTATCTCCTACCTTTACTCCCATATTATTCTCCTTTCATATATGCTCCACAATATGGGCAATAATCTGTCAGTAATTCTTCTCCAAATTCGTTTGCATTAGCTTGCTCTTTACATTCCGAACAATAGTGGAATGCTATAGGATTTCCTTGTGCCTCCCATATTTCCTCAACGCCACCATAAGCTGAATATGAATCGACAGGTATCCAACTCCCCTCTTTCCGTTCTTCTACGGTGGGAAGTTCGTCCACTATATTTTCCGCAATAATAAGACCGTCTCTCCAACCTTCATAATCGTGCTGATAGTTAGGTTCTTGTTCCACCTTTTGTATCCGCTTTATTGCTTCTTCTCTTGATATCAGTTTCATATCATTCTCCTTCATATTCAATCTTTCTCGTCCTTAACAACTTCAAAAGCACGCATCTATGAAGTTCTGCCATATTATACCTAAATATAGCTATCGCCTCAACTGTTGGACACATACTCCTTGTATATGCTATATCCAATAAGTTTTCTTTTGAGTTGCCTATCACTTCCCAAGTTCTAATCACTTCCCAGGTTTCAATATATATTGGTTCTCCCATATTATTCTCTTTTCCGTTCAATCATATCTCTCATTTCCCAGCCATCTTCAACACCTTCGTTATGACCTACTGTATAACCGATAAGAAAAGCTAATATCACTAAAGTCATTGCAATAAATGCTATTGCTTCCCATATATTGTTCATATCATTCTCCTTTTAATAATATAAATTTCTTAAAAAATTAATATTATTCATCCTCATATTCATCCTCAGTTGTTGCCATTGGCCAGTTACGCGGTGAATCACTTTCAAAAATACATGACGCAGTATCAAAATAAACTGAATAGCCAAAATGTCCCGCATAAAATGGGCAATCCCAATTACATTTATTATTTGACCTACAAATCTCTTGAATTGTTTTTACAGTAAAATCCTTAATTATTAACATTTAGTTCACCTTTTTAAATTATTTATCTTATTATGTTTTTATTATTCTCTTCCATGCCAGTTATTAAAAGAATACCCAACCCAGCCACAGTTTGGACATTCATATTGATATTGTGCTGGATAGGTAGTAAGAATTTTATCTGTTACCAACCATATAAATTTTTCACATTTTGGGCAAGTTATATCTGTACAAATTCGATTAGTTAATCTACCATAATCATTAATATTAATGTTTCTAAAACTTTCCCATGTTACTCCCATCTCATTCTCCTCTCTTGGCATTAACCAATGCTCTTGCTAAATCATCAATTAACTGATGTGTGTATCTTTCTTGTAAGTCAGGCACTTCACTTGATATTAAGCTTGTTTTAAGGTGTAACAGTTCATGAACAAGAATTCTTTCAAAGTCATAAGGTCTTATTCTTTCGCCATAATATTCCTCTCCAAGTATATCTATTCTTGCACACTTAATACTTTCTGACCATTCAGAGCATCCATCCGAATCTTCAACTGCCATATCTTCAGGCTTGCAATTATCATTAACGCGAATAACCCAATCTTGCAAACCTAATCGTTTCGTCCATTCTTCTAACAATGCATATGGACATTCGTAAGTTATTGCTCCTGTATCATCCTTCACGCTTTCGTATCTCTTGAGCCATCCCATCTGCCAACATCTAAAAAGAAAATCATCAAGTACTTTCATCTCTTCTTCTCTTGATTCAATGTTTGTAGCTTCTATAAGGTCTTTCTTTGCTCTATTTATAATTTCAAATCTGTTATCACCACATACATCTGTCATATTATTCCCTCTCACATAGTTCATATGCATTTATATAAGAATATTCATATCAATCTTTGGGTTTTATTAAATCAAGAACTCCAAACATTAATTATCCTCCTATTTTTTCTAGTACATATGCAAATGATTTTGCTTTAGGAGATACTATCCAACCAATAAATTCGGGAACAACAACAATTAATGCAATTAATACCACAACTCCTAAAAACCCACCTATAAACATGAGTGCTTGACCTGACTCACTGAACTCATCGTCATAAAGTTGTTTCGCACCTATTATCAACATTATTATTGCTCCGATTAAAATTAAAGTAATAATGGCAATAGTCACTCCTAATTCTGCTATTTTCATTTTACTCATTTCAGGTATTAACTCATTTGCTAGTATTCCAAGCTTATCACATATATTATTTATAATTTCATTTACTTCTGCTCCCATGTCATTTCTCTCCTTTACTAAAGTACTCCCCTCCTAAGGATGTTTCTTTGATTGAATATGAATTTAATAATTTATGCATTAAATCAAATGGGGTTTTTGCTCCTGTTTCACCATCATAATAAGCTACAAAAGCCCCATCTGATGTTATACTTTTAATTCTACCTAATTCATATACATCACCATTTACATATATAATATACTCTCCAGGTTTAAACCCCATATCATTTCCTTCAAATTCATCCATACTTGTACACCTCACTCCTACATAAATAACATTATTTATCCTTTCATTTTTGCGCCACAATTTGGACAAAAGTTCCAAACAACGTATTTATCTTTTCGTTTTCCACATTCAGAACATTTCTTTGCTTTAGAAATTCTATTTGTTGGAACAGTTTTAAATGATACTGTTTCCCAAGTTCCTTCTTTAATAGTTTCAACTGTGGGTAAAGATTCAATTAATTTACATATATATTTATTATACTGAAGAATTAAATTGAATGTTTTCATATCTTCTATTTCATCTTCACTATTTACAGATAGATTATTGAGTTCTTTTGAAAAATAACTATGTATACTATTAATAACATCTTCTCGTAATATACTTTTATTAGTTTTCATCAGATTCATTCTCCATTTTTGCTCCACATTCAGGACAAAATTTTGGTTTTCCATAAGTTTGCCAATCACCGCAAATAGAGCATCTCCATCTACGTTTTAGAAACATAGGAGCTGTTTCATCATATTCTTCTTCCCAATAACCTATTGGCCTTATAGATGGAAGACTTCTCAATCTATCTATCACATCACATCGGTAAACAAGCAAATATCCATCTTCATTTCTCTCCCCACACATATCTTCGATGGCTATTATTGCTTCTTCCCTTGATATCAATTCCATATCATTCTCCTCTTTGTTCCCACAACTAAGGCAAAAGGTTAGTCTGCTATAAAAGTGTTAGCCACATTAGGTTCATTCAGTACAAATCTATCATAAGCCACTTTATAAATATTTTCAAATCTTTTTCTAACATATTCAGGCATAACTTCATTTTCGCTATCATCTAAATACTCACCAACATGTCCAAGAATATCTTCCAAAGTGTCACCTTTAACTTCAAAATTTGTCACATTTAATAAGTGTTCATACTCTTCAATAGCTGTCATAGCTTTGTTTATAGTTATTGATTCCATATTTATCTCCTTCCATATTATGAAGTATAGAGTTCAAAATTACTATATCCATAACAATCTTTACACCATTTCCATTCACCAAAATATTCACAATCTCGACAAGAAGTTTGCTTAAGCTGTTCTAACTCAACTAAAATTTCTTCTAATTTTATGTTTTTTAATTCTATATGTTCACTCATAATTTCATTCCTACAGTTCATAGTTCCGCTTCTAATATAGTTGGTGCAACATTGATTGCTGAATTTATATCATTGTTGAATGGTATGTTATGCTCTCTTAAATCTTGAAAAAGTGCATCCGCATCTATCAGCCTACCGTGTTTCTTGGGTAGTTCTTTAAAAGGATGAGTGCATTCGCAAATATGTCCATCAATAAAATGCAAATCCAAAATTATGACATTTTGTTTTAATGGAATATCACTATTAGGTATATCTATTACTATTTGCATTTTATTTCTCGCTTTCTAATATTGTTGGTGCTTTGCGTAATATTTCGGCTGATAATTGTCCGCACCTTTCGTCAAGTTCATCTTCTAACTTTCCCACATCTTTAATATCCCCGTGACCTTTTGGGATTTGAATAGCAGAGCCATATTCTGTTTTAAGTAAAGCATTATCTCTATACCTTATCGTATCAACAATTACTTCTTTGGTTGGCTTAATTATAATTTCAAGCCATTCTCCCTCTTTTGGCAAATCAATGTCCTTTACTATAAATGACATTACTATTCTCCTTCTGCTTCTAATATCGTTGGTGTATTGTCTATGTCATCTTTAATCATGTTATATTCAGCACTCCATTCAAGTGCATCGTTAAGAAATGCATTTGCATACATTACCATTGACTTTGCTTCTGCAAGTGCTATATTCTCGTCAAATTTCTTTATTATGTTGTTCACATCTTTTATATCTCCATGTCCCTTGGGTATTTGAATGGCTTTGACATTAGAGTCAATCGCTAAAACTAAAGGTTTTGAATATTCTATGCTTACATTTCCGTTACCACATATCCCAACAATAAGGGTCTTCCCATTAGTTGGCAAATCAATTCCTTCAAGTATTACGCTCATCTCATACCTCCGCTTCTAATATTCCATGAGCCTCAAATATTCCTCTTTTACATTCTTCAAAATATTCCTTGTGAATCCCATGAAATATCATACTATCATCCATATCTATCAGCCTGCCATGATTTTTGGGTATTTGAATGGCATAACCACTATAATAATCCCATCCGTCTTTTTTAGTTACCCATATCATTCCATTATCCGTAATTTTTATATTCAGCGTTTCCCCTCTTTCAGGTCTATCAATTCCTTTAAGTATCAGACTCATTGTTTCTCTCACTTTCTAATATAATCGGTGCATTTAATAATTGCTCCGCTAAATCTGTATCAATGTCCCATCTGCCGATGTATATATCATTTCGGTCTATGATATCTCCGTGTCCTTTTGAGATTTGAATAGCTTTAGCATCTAAATTAAACGGATATGTATGTCTAACTTTAGGATATTCTGCACCATATATCATTCCATTTTTACTTATTATGAGCCGTAGTTCTCCGTACTCCGGCAAATCAATCCCTTTTAGTATTAAACTCATTTTCTTCCTCCAATATCGTAGGTGCAGTTATTTCATAATATCCGTCTATTGTCTCAGTGACTACCGCTTTGCTTTCATCAATTATGTTCCCATGTTCTTTCGGGATTTGAATGACTTTATAGAATGGCATTAATCGTCTTGCAAATGGGTCAACTTCGTTAAATGTTCCATCGCTATGAATTACAATCACTTGGTCTCCCATTGGCAAGTCAATCCCTTTTAATATTAGACTCATACGCCTTCCTCCTTGCTGCTTCCGCGAGCATTATAAACTTTCTCTCAAGTTCTTCTTTTTCCGCGGTCTCCCGTCCCCATTTATATCCTATATCCAAGCCGAACAAGCCTCCTAAAACGCTTCCCACAAACAAAGCAACAGTGCCGACCAGTATAACATTTTCCATATCATTCTCCTTACGAGTATTTTATAACTGCCATATTTCAATTAAAGCATCTATTATGATATAAATAAATGAAATAACTACTAAACAAAATTCTAATAAATCAACAATAACACAGAAAGTACTATCGGAGAAAGATTTATTAAGTACACTCCTTATACAACAGTATAAAAATATTATAGTACAAATAATCAATAATGATATATGTACCTTAATCAATATAGACATAATTTATTATTCTCCCTCTAATAAAGTTTTCACTTTTGTGAGTAAATCTTTTAATGCTTTATTATAACCATCTTTCATTGCTTTCTCATACCCATCTTGAAAACCCTGTTGATAAGTGCCATCAATTTTTACTGTAACACTATTTGTTTCAGGGTCAAATTTTAAAAACTCATAATCAAAACCTTCAATACGTGAACAAATTTCCCATCTATAACACTCTTCACAGCATTCATATTCTTCAGTATCAATTAAATCACAATCTTTACTAATTATCATAGGGATTCCCTCCATTAATCTAATTATACTCCTCTAAAAGATGTTTTAATATCAAACCCATGACTTTCAATTTTATCATTATTAGTCATTCCGATTGGGTCTCTTCTTTCTGTAGACATTTTTTCTAAAGAAAAATATTCTTCAAAACTTAAAAATACATCTAAGGGGTCTACACAATTAGATATACCACATGCCTTTAAAAGAGGAATATGTTTAATTACCTTTGTATTTCCAACATACACTGTATGATTATTTATCTTATCTAGTACTTTGTAATTTTGGTTATTAATTGCTTGAATAAAATTTTCAAAGTGATTTAATACTTTATTGACATTTAATTTGTAAGAAGGATATTTTTCTTTGTATTGATATAGTACATCATAGTCAAAATCAATAATAGATAAATCACATAATACTCTGGACCTATTATAGTTTTTCCATGTATGAATTAAATTTAAAGTATATTCAATAGGATGTTTGAATGAATCATTTGTTTCTTTTGTCACTGTTATTAAAAATAACCAAAATGTATTACATATTTGTAAAACTAAAAAATATTGATTTTGATATCTCCAATACCAACGTTTAGCAACATTTAAATATTGACACATCATATCTTTAGTTAATACAAATGAATCAGTTCTATCAAATGTAAATGTAGAATCAGGATATATGTGTTGTAAATAATCATAAAAATCTGTGTTTTTATCTATTATTTTCATAATGTTTTCTTCCTATATCTATTATATATAAATTTAATAGTTAAATGCATTGGGATAAATGGTCCAACAATTAACATACTTGTAAAAGAGTCAATATCTTTAACAAGATTTAAATTTGCTACTGTAACGGCAATTACATACAGTAAAAACCAACAAACGAAAAACCCACATATAAACCACAACATTTTATTTCTCCTATGACTCAATTAAGAATACCATTTAGGTGTATTTTCAAAAATCGTAACTGCAGACTCATAACCTAAACTAGATAATAATTTACACATAATAAGGTCCGCATATATATGAAATAATTCTTCATTCCAATTTATAGCTAAATATTGCATATCTTTTGCAAATTCATCTGCTGACCAATGTTCTTTGTTTAAAATCCAGTCTAATTTAACCAGCTGTTCAGCTTGTTTTCTATCAAATTCTTCATTTAATCGTTTCGCTCTTTCAGAAATTAAAGTATCTAATTCATTATCAGATAAATTAATAAAGTGTTCATATATATCTTTAGGAATCATTTTATACCTCAATTATTATATGCATATACAATTGGAATACCATATAGTTCACAGCATTGTTTTTCAATTAAACACCCACGTCCATGAGTCCATCCTGGTCCAAAAATAACACCATCTGCTTGACTTAACTGTTTTAAAGATTCTCCTAAATACCACAAGGGGTTATTCTGAAAATCCTTGTCTGAATCAGAACCAAAATAACTGTCAATAAATTGAACTTCATAATCATCAACATTTAAAATATCTTCTGCAAACTGAATTAAAAATTTTCTTTCATTTAAAATTTCTTCTTCAGTTCTCCCATGCATAAGTTGAGATATATAAATTTTTCTTATTTTAGTTGCCATATTCTTCCTCCCATGTTGTATTCCAGTATTTTACTCCATAAATTTCATTTTCTACAATTATTGAAGCTTCACGAATATTTAAGTTTTTTAACTTAGTTTTAAACCAGTCAATAATTTCTGTTGCTGACTCATGGTCTCGTAAATCTCCAAAAATACTAACTGTGTATCTGGCCAATGAACATTCGTCAGGATTACACCAAACACTCATATGCAAAGTACCTTCGCTTCCTAAAGGTAAATACTCATCTTCATGTTCTTCTGCGTATACCCAATCTTCTATAGGAGCATTCCAGTTTAATTCTTTACCAAAAATATTAGTAAAATCCAGCTCACTATCTTGAAAATCTTTCAATAAAAATTTGGCATAGTCTATTCGTGCGATTGCAGCTACATGTGTCCAATTACTCATTTATTACCTCCAAATTACTGTACCACTAAAGTTACTTCTTTAATCTGCACAGAATCATCTCTTTTCAATAAGGATAATTCTCCAGTCATTAAATCTACACAGTTGAATGACTTCTTTAAAGTATTAATTTCAGATACTCCCTCTTCAAGCTTCATATACATAATGCCACGAAATTCAAATACTTCACCTTTTCTTACATTATCAAACTTCTTTCCCATTTCATTTGTGTACTTAACTCGCATTTTGATTCTCCTTTAATTTTTTAATAATATTATAAGTAACATTGTTATTGTACCGGCAAGGTATCCCATTAACCAATCCCAGTCCATAGTTCTCACCTCGTATGAAATCTTAACGATGTCTTGCTTCTATAATTGCTCCCACAATTAATGTCCCAAAGAAAGGGATAATAAACCAAGCACCTTTCCATAACCCCAATAAAATTTCATGTAACATGACTCACACCTCCTCATTTATTAAATCCCTTAATATCTAGGTCTATGACCGTAAACATCTTTATACCAATCACTGTAAGTACTTCCGCATTCTACTAATCTCATTGCAGATTCAAATTTATCTACATCCCCGGATAATTCTTCTGCTAATGCTTCAGCTACTTCCCTAAGAGGAGTTTCCCAAGTATATTTACGATTTTCATACATTAATCTGATTAATTCATGACCTAACTTCCATTCTTCATCTGAATGACCAGCAATATTTTCCTCATAGTATTTCTGAAGTTCTAACTTATCAGATTCATCCTGTTTCTTAAGGTCAGAAAAGGTATTAAGTGTCTCAGCAATTTTATCCAAACTATCAGCTCCGCACAGATAAATGGAATCAGAATCAAGCAAGAAGTATTCTACATCTTCTGGAGAATGAATTTCCTGTCCATAAGCACAAGGTGTAATCCAAATTCTATCACCAGTCTTAAGAGTAAGAGAAAGTTCTGTCCATCCATTTTCATTGAATTTGTTGATAAGAGCTTTTTTGGTGTTTTCAACTGTATACATGATAGTACCTCCGCAATAATTAGTTATCATCAAATCACATATATATAATAACATATGTAAATACAATTGTAAATACATTTTTTATTAATCTACAAAATATTTCTTCTTTTTAAATCTCTCCAAATTCGCTCTTCATCCTCATTAGATAAGCAATGCATGTGCTTAAATAATAAATCATATTTCTTATTTAGATTATACCTCAATCGTTGACGTAATCTAATTAAATTTTTCATTGATTCAGAATTTGTTTCACAATCATTTGCTCGCAATTCTTTTAATTGATTATTAATATGCTTTAAATCGGATTTAATTTTTTCAATATGTTTTACATAATATTCATAAATAACTTCTTCTCTTGATTGATATTTATTTACATCCGTAGATTCTCCTTTAAATAAAATCATAAGTTTACCTCCTCTCATCAAAGGACTCATTTCATATATATATAATATCACATGTAAATACAATTGTAAATACATTAAATCATAAAAAAAACAGGTGGAATATTTCATCCACCTGTAAAATGAGAGAAACAATGTATATAGACGATATACACTTAAAAGGAGAAAACGTTATGCTACGATAGCACCCTTAATCAGTAAGTCAGCATTAAGAACTTTTGCATCGTACATAGTTGCCCAACCCTGGGAATTAGCACCATCAGCCATCTCAAGGAGCTGAGTAGGAACACAAGGCATATAAGGAGCATAAACACCAGCTGCAGCCTGAAGAGCACCCTGGTTAACACCGAGGAAGAACTCACCAGTAGGAAGCATAGGAGATACAAATACCTTGATTCCATTATAAGTACCAGCAAAGTAAGGTCCATTTACTTCGTTGATGGAAGCTGCCTGGAATCCAGGAACAAAAGCAAGAACAGGCATAACATCAGAAGCAACTACCATGAAGTTAGGAACAAATTTCTTTGTTCTCTGATAAATAGCCATCTTATATTCTTCAATCTTAGCAGCAAAGCCAGCATACCATTCTGCCATACCTACGCCAACACCAAAGGTCTTGTGGAATGGTTCAATAGTAGCTTCTGTTTGAGCAGCTTCATAAAGCATATTAACGATTTCAGAGTCAGTTTCATAAGAAATCTGAGCAACAGCTTGTTCAGCAAGACCATCAGCAAGGGAGAAACCATAATCAGTCTTAGCTTGGAAAGCAGCAAGCTGTGAATAGAAGATAGCAATTCTTCTTGCTTTAGCAGTAAGAGCAATATTCTTAAGTTCTGCTTTAAGAGTAGGAAGAACTTCCTGAGGAATGATTTGATTGTCATAAAGGTATTTAACCTTTGTAGCTCCTGTAAGTGTGATAGCACCATCAGCACCTACAGTTACATCTGTCCAAGCACCATCAGTTCCAGTGTTAGCTTGAAGAGTACCATCAATAGGCTTAAATCCTAAAGCAGAAATGTTTGTTTCACTACCAGTAACAGTTTCAACAACAGCGTTACCAGTATAGTTAACATCCATATTGCCTAATGCCCAAATATTATTGGTCATATCGCCTTGAGCGGATTGTCCCTTAGTAGTACCTTTCTGATATTCCATATAAGCAATGGAACCAGAAATGGAGCTCATAGGAGAAACTGCAACGAGGTCAAAAGCAATAAGGTTAGGAATACCAACATTGGTAAGAGCCATGCAGAATTTTTTGTAATCGTACATTTGAGCTCTTTGAGTAGCTGCTCCAGACATATCAAGAGCCTCATTGAGGAACTTAGAAACGTTGTCAAGGCACTTAGCAACTACCATTTTCTTAGACATATCCATCTTATCACCGTTATGAGCTTTTGCATAAACGGATTCAGCAAGCTGGACCTTCTTTGAATATTTTTCTAATAAAACATTAGCCATAATATGTAAAAAATCCTTTCTGTTCATGTTATTAAGTTGTCAAGGTGCAAGTGAGTTGAGGGATTATGTTATTTAAGACCAGCTAATCTCAATGTCAAATCATCAAGGTCTTCTTCCATTGGAACTAAAGTTCTTGTGTCAACATTGGTAGCTTTAATCTTTAGTCCCTCGGTCATTTTACTACGAGGAGTAGCAAATGGTAAATCACTCATGTTCAACTTATATTCTTGTAAGTTTTCACAGATTTTATCTATATCCTTAAAGCTATAGCTTTCTGGAAGTCTGTTTTTAATCTCTTCAGAAGTAACCCCTAATCTAATAGCTTGAGTATCAATATATTTGTTCACTGATTTGACAGCTACATCTCTATATTTCTCAACTAAATCATTCTGAGAACTTAACTGCTTAGAGTAATGTTCTTTCATTTGTTGATAATCTTTAGTAAGGGTTTCGTATTTTTCAGTAAGTTCTACATATGTTGCATTACTCTTTTCAATAGAATCATTACTGGCTTTTACTTGCTCCTGTAAAGCTTTCAACTGAGCATCTTTTTTAGAAAGCTGTTCTACTAACTGTTGAACTTTTTCATTCTTTCTTTCAATAGATTCACTGAGTTTCTTACATTTGTTTTTAAATGTTTGTTCACTCGTTTTAACAGAAGTGAGCTGTTCATTAAGTTCGTTATAACTAGTTAAGTTTTCAGATAATTTATCAGAATCAGTTTGTGATTTAGCTAATTCTTCTTTCAATGAAATTTCTTTAGTATAACTAACTGATAATTTTTCTTGAAGGTCAATTATCTTATCCTGTAACTCTTTATTAGTACTTAATAACTTTTGAAGTTGTTCTATAATTGCCCCGTCACTAACGGCTGCACTATAATCGTTTTTATTTTCAATATCTTCTTGTACTTGAGAAGAAGATAAGGAGTCTAAACTTGTTTCCACAAACTGCTCAAATTTAGGAACTGACAATTCAATTTCTTGATTATCATCTGAAATATATATTGTATTAATATAATCAGATTTTTCCTGAGCAGACATAAATGGATTATCTAAAATGGATTTAACTTGTGTAATTCCAATTTCTTCTGCTTGTTCTAAATCATTAGAACCACCTAATAAAATATCAGGTCCAGATGGATGAGCATGAACTCCATATGTATAATTGTATCCAGCAAAATGAGCTTCATTTAATTGCTCATCTATTTTCATACCATCTATCCAAAATTTAGCATTGATGTGATTAAAATAGCATGGTGGTTGTACAATTTCATTTTTAAGACTTATTTTTTGCCATACATCAATATTTTTAGCATTATAATTATCAATTAATAACTGAGTTAACTGGTCAGCTATAGCAGATAATTCATCTGAAGTAAGTTTATTATCTGAAACTGTAATGATATTAGCAGCTAAATTAATGTTATCATTATCAATAATATAATCTACTGATACATCATTGGCATTTAACGCTGCTTTAATTTCTTTTGAAATCGTTGATATCATAGATTTCATATCAGGAGTTTCTTTTTGGTCTAATCTTCTTTGAACAGCATAAAAACCTTCTGAATCTCCAATATCTTGAGCTTCAGTTAAGGATTCATCAGTAGAATTATCGTTAATCCATTCAGTTGCTTCATCATCAGTAGAAAATTCTTGAACAATATCTCCTTTAGAATCTCTAACTAAAGTACCGGAGTCTGTAGGTTGAACTTCATAATCCTTATATTGACTTTCATCTAATGTCATTCCTAAAGTAGTAAGGGATTCTTGAATTACTTTCTGATTTTCTTCTGATTCTTTATTGATAGATTCAGTAAGCTTTTCTCTCAAAGTCTTATTGTATCTCTTTTTATCCAAAGCTTCGGTTACATATTGTAATCTTGCCGCTTTAACTGCAGGAACAAGAACAATATCAAATCCCTCACAATTATATGTGTCAGGATTTACTGATTCTTGTCCATCAAAATCTGTTTCTAAATCTCCTGAACCTCTTGAAGAGATTCCTAATGTTGAACCATAATCACATAATGATTTTAAAATTCTTCCATTTGGAGTATTTAAGATATCAAAAACGGCTCTTAATTTTCCATCCTTACCTTTTTTAGGTTGTTCAGCAAGACAAACACATATTTTTTCCATATCTGTTTCTTCTCTGTCTGCAGGGTGGCCAAGTTCACCATAACAAACCCCATTATCAATTCTTTCTTTCATAATGGGGTCATTAAATACATTTTCCCAAAGTTTTTCAGGATATTTTCTGCCATTTCTAGTAGGATTGATAATATCAGCACATACTCCTACTAATCTACCTAAAATACCCCTCTTATCCATTTCTTCTTTGGATAATCTTTGATATTCTAATTCATTTGTTTTAGATTCTTGTAACATTTAAATAATACCCTTAATCGTAGTATTTATCTAATCTTAATTGATAGTATCTTTCTTTAAGCTGTTTACTTCTTCCAGCTTTAGCTTTCTCTCTTCTTTTGACACCTTTGGATTTATAGTACATTCTACTTCTATATTCTACTAAAATTCCTTCGGCATCTACTTTTTTTCTTAACTTCTTAATGGCTTGTTCAATATTTCCATCCTGTACATAAACAGTTGCCATAAAGAAATCACCTTCTTTCATAATGGGTTTTGTTTAATTTTATACATTAATTTTAGCAAAATAATCTATAATTTTATAATTTTAATAAGTACCTATAACTATAAAATACAATCCATTTGCAATTGTTCTCTCATAAAATATCACCTCAGAATGGTATCCCTATTATTTCGCCGCCTTCAGTGTGTGACGATGTAGTGTACCCATAGCATCTTACTGCTACTGTTACTGAATCATCACCTGTCTCGATAACATACCACGTAGCACAACCACCACCATTATTTGCTGAAACTCTGACACTTCTACCACCATATCCTGTATAACCTGTTCCACTCATAATAGATATATAACAAGCGTGTTGTGTTGAAAGTGTTGTTTGCGAATAGGTGGAAGCCAAAACCAAGTATCTTGAATTAGCAGGGAGGGTTATCTGTGCAATGGTGAAAAGAGCAGCCGCGTTAACAGTAACTGAGCCACCTTTAAATATTATAGACTTGCTTGTTTTTTCTTCTAACCCACTGACCCTATTTCCTAAAGTAGAGATATTTCCTTCGGCCCCACTAACTCTAGTTCCTAAAGTAGAAATATTTCCTTCTGCTCCACTGACCCTATTTCCTAAAGTAGAAATATTTGTTACTATTCTCGTAAGAAGTGATTTAAGCTTTACCATAAGCCCCACCTCCTAATATAGAATGATAAAAGTCCTGTATTAAATTGGATATTAATTTGTTACAGCTTTGTTTTCCCATAAAATATCACCTCATTAGTTGTAATAATACATATATTAATGGTGCTGAATAGATAAAAGAAATGACTCCCATTATGAGAGATAAAATTATTAATATCAATATTATTGTGGTTAATTTTTCCATATTATACTGTTCTTCTTCACATATACTATATCATTAAATATCTTCCTCATCATTACTTATCTCTTCCAATACTTTTAAATCACTTTTTACAAAACTTAATAACTTTTGACAAGGAATAATATCTTTCGTATTATAATAATTCAATAATACCTTACATATCTCATCGAATCTTACATTCTGTAAAAAATTTACATCATCAATAGTTTTATTAAATAATAAAATCTGTAATTGTAGACTTGCTAATGTACATAATATTTCTTTAGGATTTTTATTTTCAGTAGGTATTCTAACTATATTTATATATAAATTTGAAGTTTTTTTATTGTAAGAATGTCTTAATTTTTCATAAAATTTTCTTACATTAAATTCCTTGTGGTCATTTATAAATTTTATAGTTTGAATATCTGGTTCCGACATAGAAAGTAATCGCATAATTTCATCATCGCAATTTAATCCTGTGTCACGGAGTTCAAATAATAACCCTAAACATTCAGTTTTAGTTATCAAATAATATCACCTACCTTAATATATAAATTATTCTCCCATGACTAAAACTTCTCCAGTAGAGGAAGAAACTATAGTCACAGAAGGAATTCTTATATGAAATTCATCTATGCTTGATTTATCTGCATTATCTTCTATAAAAATAGTATCTAAATCAGAATCTACAAATACACCAGAATCAAATTTTACATTTGAAAAATTTTCAAAAGTTACTTCTCTAATTGAACTTTCACTAAAGGCTCCAATACCAATACCTTTTACACTTTTAGGAATAGTTATTTTTCTAATATTGCTATTTGCAAAAGCATATTGTTGTATTGACCGAATAGTATCAGGAATTACAAATGTGGAACCAGCATAATAATTAAATTCAAATGGAAAAATAGTGTTACTATCTTTGAAATATGTTGTAGGACCTAAATTTTGATACATCCAAGTCAAAATTTCTATATGGTCATCATCAGTAAGTTCCAAATTATTTTTTCCAGATAAACCTAAACTGATAATTAATCTGGCGTCCTTTATATTATTCTTTTGTAAAAAAGGTTTTATATTTTCTACTACAAATTTTATTTGTTTTTCTTTGGTCAGTCGTTTAGCCATTATTTATACCTTAAAGCATATCACTCATATCACCAACTCCTAAATCTTCTGGAGTAGGTAACGAAGGTTCTTCATCAGAAATTTCTTCTGTACCTAAGTCTAAATCATCTCCTAAATCAAAATCATCAGTAGAATTATCTAACAAATCATCAAAACTATCTGAAGAACTTGAAGAATCTCCACCTAAACTATCAAAATCAAAATCATCTGATTCAGAGGTATCATTTAATGAAATATCTTCTTCTTGTTCATCTGTTTCTAAACTATCAATATATTCTTGAACTAGTTCAATTACTTCCCCATTCGTGATAGCATTAGATAATAATGATTTCATAATTTTAAGTTTAGTAACATCATCTTCAATAGAATCACCAACTATTCTTAAAACATCATCTACTAATGCAACTTTGGATGAAGTATTTTCTCTCTTGTCTAATTCTTCTTGTGTAACAGGTGATTGCATTTTTAATGCAAACTTATTTACATAAGTAGTTAATCCTCTATCAATTAATAAAATATTAATTGCGTCGGTAAGTGTTTGACAAAGAGTAGCTTGAATTCGTTTAATGGTTTTAGCATATCTAGAAGATACAATGGATAATGAAGTACCACCATTAAATCCTGTAGCGTCATCAGTATCTCCAATAAATTGCTTAGGAATTTTCATTGCACCATATAATTTATTTTTAAAATAATCTATATCTGCAATATCTCTAACATTTACATCCCCGCCAATTTGTTGGGTTTGAATAGCACCAACCCCATTGTGAGTAGGAACATAAACATTATTTTCCATAGCTCCTGGGTTGGTATACTCCGTCATATTATCATTAGTTGTAAATGATGTTTTTTGTTCAATTAATTGTTTGATTCTCTGTAAATGCGGACCAATTCTTTCCTTGGGCATGTCTGCTACTTCAACTTCGATTACTCTCAATATGGAAGATTTGGTTAATCTATTTAACAAGAGAGCATTTTCAAGTAACATCATCTGACGCCATATTTTATAAACATTATATAAAATAGATTGTCCCTTGCGAACAGAATAAGTATATGATAAAGCGTCTGTATCTTCTATAGAATCTCCCATAAATAACTGCACTTGTTCAGGAGTTCTTGGAGTATCATCTTGCAATGCACCATGTACAAATGATACAGCATTAAATACTTGTACATCTTGCCTTTTAAATTTATAAAGATAATACATTGGTTGAATACCAGAATCTGTATTACCACTTGTAGGCAATGTATTTGTTTTTATATAAGCATATGATTTACCAAACTTAGTTAATTCAAACATCTCTCCTGGATTAGGAACAAGTTCTATGTAATTAACCAGTTTATCATCTGATGAATAAGCTTTTATTAAAACATCCTCATTTAATGGAGTTGATTCTCCCTGTGTTTTTTCAAACTCTTCAGTTAGAATACTTTTCTTGTCACTTTCAGAAAATAAATTATCTTCAAAATCGGATTGATGGAATAATTTAAGATATATATCACCATATTTAATTAATGAATGAGCCCATCTATAAATGTTTTTATCAACATTTAAATTCTTCAATAAAAAGTTTACATATTTAGAAACTTGAGAATCACTAGATTCCGCCCATACAATTTGACCTTGGTCATTAGTTTCAGTAGCATCTTCTGTATAGATTTCCAACATAGAAGCAATAGTAGAATCTTCACTCATTGTATCTAATACTTGATATAATGTTTCTCTACTGTTTGAAATTTGAGCAAAACTGCCAAATTGACCAACATCAATAGTGTTAGCAGTTCCTGCTTCTACTAAAGCTTTATAAAATTCATCTTCTGTATCTATACCTATATTTACCGGAGGTTTAGGTACAGGATTTATTCTTTTGTTTAAATCTGGAGATTCCTGATTAAAAACTTTTTTCTTAATATCTTCCATTAATAATTCCTATATAATAATACCATTCATTAAGTAATTGTCGATATTCAAATCACCTCGTTTACCAAACCCGAAGTCCATGAAGTGACTATCATCATTAATTTTAGCACGTTTTAATTCTTCTTCAAAATCTAAAATAACTTGTTGTTTTTGTGCTTGTGAACTTAATCCACTTGTAGACACATCTACAATTGTATCTAAAGTTTCCCCAAATTCAAAATTAAATTCTTCAACATGTTTAGAAGCATTCCATAAAGCACCACAAACTGCGTCAGATTGGTCTTTTGAATTTATTCCTCCACCTAAAGGTGTGTGGTCAACTTTACCTGAGTTATTATTTCTTTCCAATCCTATGATTTCTTCTGTTAACAAATTGGAATCATACATCTCAATTCTTTTTTCATATATTACATTTTTAAAGAATTGATAAGGTAAACAAACTCGGTCAGTTAATCTATCAACTGAAATAATTTCTGTTGAAATGTTTCGAGCTTGTAATGCTTGTAATAAATCATAAGATTGAAAGGTATCTGCAGATACTCCTTTAAGATTAAATCCTTGTTCCTTAAGCCAATAAATGAACTGCCTATTTTTTTCAAAAGAAACTTGATAACCTTTAGGAGCTTTTATTGAAACAGAAAAGGCTAATTGAAATAATCCATCTCGGGATTCAGGCTCGCCTTCAACATGAGGCTTACTACCTTTTATCCAAACTCCAGCAATACCTGTTTTATCACCACTAATGGACATATCTA